GCCAGTGTGTTGCACTTGCTCGATGAGGTATTCGTGACCCTTTTGCGCGAAGCGGCGACGCTCCTCGGTGTCGAGGTACACGTAGTTCGCCCAGACCTTGAACACAGTGGGGCTCAAGTAGGTGGTGAAAGTGGAGGTCAAGTCAAAGTCGATGCGCACTTCGTGGTATTGAAGGGCGATCAATGGCAAGTGCAAACCTGGGTTGCGGTTGAAGAAGAAGATCAAAGGCAAGTACACAGTCTTACCGTCGACCGCGGTGGTCATCTTACCCCAGTTAGCCTTCTTGGACTCATCCAAGTAAAGCTCGGAGTACAATCTCCACCAGCGTTGGTAGTGCTTGTCGATGCGTTGGCCACCGATGGAGAGTTCGGCAGACGCGATCGCGCGCTCAGCGACCCAGCAGGCGTTTTCAGCCGTGGTGGTGCTGGTGGCAGACACGTTAGATTCGAGTTCGACGTACATGTCGCCGACCAAATCCCCGTTGCGGGCAATAGTGACGGACACACGGCCAGAGTTGGCCGCGGTACCGTTGACAGTTTGTTCGATGTTTTCCATCGCGAAGTTAGTGTGACGCTTGTAGACAGCTTGGAAGAAGGTAACCTTTGGGTTACCGGTCAAGTAGACGTCTTGGGCGCCGTAGGCGACGAGTTGCATAAGACCACCGGCCATTGTGAGAGTTTTTGTACTATAAGCAGAGAAAATAATTTCGGCTGAAACCGCACCCGACTGCGAAATTTTTGATTTTGAAAATTCTCAGTATAAGTTAAAATGTCGTCTCGTCCTGAAGATGAAGAATCAGTTGAGGAAGTTGAGGAGGGTGAGATTGTCTCCGAGGAGGAGGAAGAGGATTTGGAGTTTGACGAAGATGAGGAATTCTTCCAAGAAGAGGACATGGATCTCGCGGGTCTCATGAGCTCCCTCTTGGCGACCCCAGACGGTGATACCGTATGCTCCGCCCTCGTTAACCTCTGTTACCAATTGGAAACCCAAAATAAAATTCTCATAAAGATGCTTGCCAAAATGCAACCCCAAAAATAAGCTTAGAAACAAAAATCGTATTTCATTAAATACATAGAAATGGAACATACCCATTTCATTGATAAGGAACCCAATAAGTATGAGGCTCTCACAGAACTTCAGAAACAGCACATCCAATCAATGAAAGAAGAACAGGTACTGGACGTCATCGATAAATTTGAACAGGCCTGGTCCCTCAAGTCGAATGACTTTAGAAATGCTCGCGAGTTGGGCTACCGCCAATTTGTACACCCCTCAAACTTTGATGAATTTGGAAATCCAAATGTGAATGAGATTGACCTCCTGGCGATCAAGGGTATTCGTGACAAGCAAATGACCTACCTCACGAATATCAAAAATCATATCAGAGATCTCAAGATTCATAAACAGGAACTGAATGACGACGGAATCACCGTCATGAAGAGAGTCAATAATATCAAGAGACAGGTGGACGATGGATATCACAATATTCGACGTCACTATATGTCCTTTGAGCGTGTAGACAATCCGACCGTTCAACCACAATTCAGTGTCCTGGGGGATCCGACGACCCTTGATGCCGAGGAGGTTGAGAATTCAACACCATTTCAAAAATGTCTCCTGTACTCCCTCGACCAAACATACAAAGCTGGGTATCGACGATACAAGGGGCAGTGCTGTGAGGAAATCAAAACCGTCGAGGGTCACCGAACTCGCGCCTGGAGACCAAAGTTTACGATTGAGCAGTTTGTCTATTCCCTCGCTCAGAAGGATGACAATTTTGAGGTGTGGAAAAACTTTACAAGTCGTGGCACGGTATTTCGAGATGTGATTGATAATATGTCAAAGTGTCTCGATGCCCAGTTCCCTGAGATTACCAAGAGGCGTCACGTATGGTCCTTCAAGAATGGTGTCTTTGTTGGCAAAGAATGGATTCCAGATCGTGGTGTCTATGACTGTTGCTTTTATTCCTATGAGAGTCAGGAGTTCAGGTGCCTTGATCCAACCATCATTGCGTGTAAGTACTTTGATCAACAGTTTGACGACTTTTCACATCTCGAAAACTGGCAGGACATTCCAACGCCGTGGTTTGATTCGGTGCTCAAGTATCAGAAGTTTGAGGATGAGGTGTGTCACTGGGCGTATGTGATGGGTGGTCGCCTTTGCTTTGATGTGGGAGAGCTCGATGGGTGGCAGGTGATCCCATTCTTCAAGGGTATTGCCCGCTCAGGTAAATCTACCCTAATTACTAAAGTTTTCAAGAAGTTCTATGAAAATGAAGATGTCGGCACCCTTTCCAACAATATTGAAAAGAAGTTTGGTCTTTCAGCCATTAAGGACGCCTTCATGTTTATTGCGCCAGAGGTCAAGGGTGACCTCGCATTGGAGCAGGCGGAGTTCCAATCTATGGTCTCGGGTGAAGATGTGTCAGTGGCGGTGAAGAACAAGACTGCGGTCTCAATTGAATGGAATGTTCCAGGCGTCCTCGGGGGGAATGAGGTTCCCAACTGGAAAGATAACTCTGGCTCGGTTCTTCGTCGTATTTTGCCTTGGAACTTTTCAAAGCAGGTGCGGGACGCGGATCCACAACTTGATGAAAAGCTAAACCGTGAGTTGCCAATCATCCTTCTCAAGTGCGTCAAGGCGTACCTCGACTATTCAAACAAGTACCGAGACAAGGATATTTGGAATGTGGTTCCAGAGTACTTCAAGAAGATTCAAAAGCAGGTCGCAATGGTGGCGAGTACCCTCCACAACTTCCTGGAAAGTACAAACATCGTCTTCGGGAAGGAGCTCTTCGTGCCTCAAACGTTGTTCATTCAGGTGTTCAATCAACACTGTCAAGCAAACAATTTGGGCAAGCCCAAGTTCAACCCAGACTTCTACGCGGGCCCTTTCAGCTCGAGGGATATTGAAGTCAGGGAAGAGGTTGTGACCTACAAGGGGCGGACATACCCAAAACAACCAATTATATATGGTCTCGATGTGGTTGAAGAAACCCTCGGTTTCGCCACCGACTACTAAAAAAAATACTACCCAATAGTAATAATGAGCCAGCAGCTCAGGGAATTTGTCAAGCAGTCGGGGGTGGAGGTACGCCCCGGGAACAGTCCAAGTTCTGTCTCCACGACTGCGTCAAATAATGCGTTGATTAAGGAGATTGAGGCGGACATGGCGTTCCCCCCTCGCCTCGAAAAGAATATCATGAACAACGAAAACTACGGAGAGTTTGCTCAGTTTGTTAATGTTTCAAATAGTAATAACAATACCAACGAAATTATCGCCGCAGCTGAGAGACCCACTTTCAAAATCAGTAAGTTGAACCCAGGTATGTTTAACGCGACTGTCAATAGAAACTTTAGTGCCGAGACACGAATCAACCTTAAGAAGATTCTTCTCAAGACCCCACTCCCCAAAACACCCATTGGTGAGGGTCTTTATTTGGATACCAAAGAGATCAACGGTATTTATGGACGGTTTGCGACTGGCTTCTCCCACACCCGTGAGTATGGGAAGAAGGGGGACATCGGCAAAGACTTCTTCACCGTCCAAATGAAGGTGACGATTTCTGATGACACCGAGGCCAAGGGTGCCACCATTAACTTTTACAAGAATGGTAAGATTCGCTTCTCCGGTGGCTTTATTGGGTCAAACATCTCAAACCAACCCGAACTCATTCGCCGTTTCATTGTGAATAGCTATAGCGACAAGGAGGCCTTCCTGTACACACCATTTGAGTACAACAATCTCAGTGGTCAATTTAGGGTCAATGGCATTTTCAAGAGTATGGATATGCTCACACAGAGGTTAGCGACCCGATACGGTGCCATGGATGTTAAGTACGATCCAGAGCTCTCACCCTTTATGTACGTGACATATAAGGGTCATAAATATATTCTTGCCAAGAGTGGGAACATTCAAATATCTGGAGCCCCAAGTCCAGCTGAGATGCTCTCGGCCTACACCGATGGCTCCCAACTGGCGAAGATGCTCTATGAGGGAGGAGAAATTACATTGACTGCGTCCGTGCCAAATAGATTGGTACGGGGGAAACCCACCAGAAAGAAGGCCGTCTTGACCAGGAAGCAAACGGCAGCCATCAAGATTGACGCCAAGCAGTGTATGCGTATGCCAAAGTCGGAACTCGTGGATCTCGCAAAGAAGATGGGGGTCGTGGGTATCACAACATCCACAAAGAAGGAAGAGATTTGCGAAAAGATTAAGAAGATTTCGGGTGTGAAGAGTGCCACCTTCCGTAACACCCAAAAGAACAAGAATGTTGCCCTCGTTGGCTCGGGGAACAACTTCAAAGTTGGGCGCGCCACGTGTACAGGTTACAGTAAGACTGAACTTCTTCGGGTCGCGGGGATCCTCAAGATCAAGCTTTACGCCAAGGAGACAAAGACCACCCTCTGTAAGAAGATTGAGAGTGCGCGTAACGCAATGCTGGCTCCAAAGCCAAAGCCAAAGACACCACCCACACGCAAGGAGGTGGCACAAAAGAAGAAGAACGTAAAGAAGGACGCGGTCATCAAGAAGAGGGGGCTCAATGAAAACTCTATTCGTAAGGATATCGTGAAGCTCTACGGTAAGCGATGGATGACGAGGTACAAGAATGTGATGCCCTCCCTCGATAAAGATGTCCGGGAGATGAAGGCTCGTCTCAATAAGTTGAGCACCGGTAATAAACAAGGTGTTCCATTTAAGAAGGATGTGGATACCCTCAAGAAACGCCTCGTCAACCGATGGAAGGGTGAGAGAGGGAGAAACTTGGAAAAGAAAGTTGTTCGTGATCAACTCAATGTCACGGGTGTACCAAATAAACTTGTGTCCCAATACAGAGACGCCGCGGCAAATTACATCATGAAGAACGGACCAACGATGAAACAACTTGAAAAGTACAAAAAGACCTGGATAAACTTAAGGAATAAATCGCAAAGATAATTAAATATGGAATCAATTACCGAACAGATCGTTGGCAGACTTGAGATTGGTAAGAAGTGTTATGGCCACGGTGTGATTGTTGATTCCGATACGAGAGAGTGGGGAACACCTAAAAACTCTTGGATTGACATGGCCGTCGAAGAGTTTTTAGACGCAATTATTTACGTCATAGCTGATTACATTAGACAGGGGAGGGAGAGTCAGAAAGTAGATGAGTGCAAGGATCACGAACCCGATGATAACAAACTTATCATGCACATTCTTAAAAATCACGAGAAGATTGAGAGCCCCAAACATCGTATGTTGGTGTGGAACCTCATTAACATGTTATCATGCTCTACCACAACCTTTCACGCGTAAGTCATCTGTCATGGTAGCCCAGGCCTTAATATCACTCTTGACAGTGCCGTAGTTGCCAGCTCCACAGGGGGTACCCTGGTTATCACAGTAGACTGTAGTGGTTCCCTGTGGCGATTGACGCCACCAACCATCGTAATCATCAGTGGGCCATATTGTACCATTGGATGTACAACCCTCATCTGTTAGAAGCTTGCGTAGACATGACACTGGGATACTAGATGCGAGAGATGTATCTG